TGCTTTATTAGCGAGGATTCCGATGTTAACATTATCGTTGAAGATAGCGTAATGGAGTAAGTATGATACCACAGTTGTAGACTTTCCAGTCTGTCGTGGCATTTTACAAATATTAAATCTATGCTTATGAAAGTTTTCAATTAGTTTCTGTTGAAACTTATACATCTTGAAATGAACTAGACCCTCATCCACGTTCACTATTCGTATATGTTCTTCAGTGAAGTATACTGGGTCGTCCTTACACTTCAAAAATTCTTTTATATTTTCTTCTGTAAATTCAGTCTGGGTATTTGCCTTTTTTAGATTGGGGTTACCGAGATAAATGTCACTCATAATTTAGGGGGTTTTGTCAATAAATTGTTGGAATGTAATTTTAGATTCTTTGCTAAATGATGATGTGCCATAGGTAGAGGATACACTAGATACACCTTTCTTTACAGCACTACCTGCTTTCCTTGCTACTTTCTTTGTAACATCACCAGTAGTTTCCAAACCTTTTTTTATACCCTCTTTCTTTTTATCAGTAATTTTATCAATCGCCTTTAGTTTCCTCTCACCTCTTTCAGTTCTCTTATTGTCAACACCGTCAGGTTTGGTACCTGACATATCAGGTCTATTCTTTTGATCCTGTTTTATCTTTTTGTACTTTGCCTGATCAGAGCGATACTTATCCATATTGACCTGACCAGTCTTAGGATCTTTATAACTCTTGATATTTGGACGCTTGAATTTACCTACAGCTTTGCCAACATTCTTTGAGGATTTTGCTGCTACTTTACCACCTTTTGCTGCTGCTTTGGCACCTGCTTTTGCAAGACCTGCTACAACTTTTGTCGCTGCAGCAACGACTGGTGCTTCGTTTATGTTATCCATGTTTTATTTATCCTTGCCCATTTGCTTCAACATTTTCTGAAGATCAGAAGTGCTGCCTACAAACATAGCATTGTTAGTTACTGATTTAGGACCTTTATCTTCATCCAAGTCTTTCATCTTCTTTTGCAAATCAACTAATTTATCTGTTGTGTCTGCAACGTGCTTGATCAATTGACCTGCTACTTCATATGCTCTAGGATGTTGTGAGTCTTGACATACATCAAGTATACCATTGACTGCCTCTTGTCCTTTCTCTACAAGACTGTATAATTGAGCACGACTATATTCATAATCCTTTGTAGGATCATCTTGATCACTAGACTTCTTACTTAGTTTCTTTTTTTCACGTACTATCTCAGACTTCACATCTAGTGCTTTATCAATAGCATCATAAGAGTTTGACATTTTGTTCCAAATAATGACGGGCAAATATTCGGAGTATTCGGGGTATTTTTAATTATTTAGATATCACTACCTTGAACAGTGCTATACTCTAGACCATCAGCATCAAAGAATGACCTACTCTCTGTAAAACCAAACTCGTCTCCAACCTCTATGAGTGCGTTATCTTGAGCATCAACTTGACTTATGGCAGTGCCTGAATAATGCTCTGTTATCTTAGTGCCAAACTGTCCTCTTTGTACTAATAAATTAGTTCCATTGATTTCTCTGATCCTCATAACTTCAGAATTTATTTGAATATACGTGTTAGTAGATAGTGATGCAGCAGAAGACACAGATATAAGAGTTTGTTTTGTTCCTACCTCTGCAGTTATTGTAGTTGTGGTATCATTATTATAATCTTTGACTGCCTGTGGAACCACTGTATATCTTTGTGCTCTTGGTGCTCTGATAGATGTAGAGTAATCGACTTGTACCTTCTTGATGATTCCAGACTCGTCTGTTGGTATTTCTGAATAGAAATATGTTTTTGCTACAAAGTCAAGATCATATTGTATAAACCTTCTTGTAGAAAAATCACCCTCATACTCATCAACGAAAGATACATTTGCTAATGTAAATGGTACATCTCTTTTCTCTTCAACATTCTCTAACATATTTACGGTAACATTAAATGATGGTTGAAAGTGAGGTAGTATTTGTTCTATTATTTGTAGAGCATCATCTTGTTGCTTAGTTGCAAAGCTAAGTCTAAATCCTATCTCGTATGGTACAGGAAGAAATATTTTTTTATGTTTAGTTTTGTCCGAACCTTTACCAGTAAACTTTGTTATGGGTGATGATTTACGACTTGGATCATAAGCATATGACGTAATTTCAAAAGATAATCTTGGTAAATTTATAGCGACATTATCATCAAAGTTTGGTTGTTGTTCAATCCTTGCAAGAAATCTTTGCATAGGACCATAGGCGATAGGGACTTTGATTTGACTAATTGCCTTTCCATCATTAGCAAACTTCTTGATCTTGATATTGTTGAACAATGTACCGAAAGCAATCACAGTCTTTCTTATTGTTTCATTGTAAAAATAATTTCCTAACATTATGCAACCGTATTATTTGTTTTCTTTTTTGCAAGAGGTAATTGAAAACCTGTCATTTTTTTAAATAGCATGTTCTCTTTTGCTTTTTGTCCAGCATCTCTAATGAATGAATCATAACTACCAGATTGTTTACCGTACATCTTTGGTGTTTTACTTAGATTCTCTAAGAATTGTTTGAATGTAATCATATCTCTCCAAATGGATTTCTTTCTGTAAAGTCTAAGATGCTTGTAGAAGAGAGATTTTGTATCTCATCCCCTGTATTGTAAACATCATCGTCATCATAATTTATACTATCTAATGCATAGACAGCAGTTCCAAATCCTACATTAGTTATGTTTTCTCCAACTGCAAAGTTACCAGAAAGATTTCTAGCAAGTAGAGTATTAGTGGTTGTATCCCACTTAGTTACAAACGCTGTTGTAAGAGAAGACTCACCAGTGATAACTTCACCATACTGGAATGTTCCACTTCCTGTGGTGCTTGCAGCACCGACAGTGATTGTAGGAGCAGATGAATAACTGTGACCTGCACTTAGGATATCAATATTTGTGACTTGATTTGTTGTTGTGTTGATACGTGCAGTGAGCACACCAACCTCTCCACCAGCAGCAGGGTTACTGACAGTGACCAATGGAGGAGTAACATAACCTGCACCTGCATTAGTTATAGTAATACCTGTAATTACACCACTTGTACCAAGACCTGCAATACCATTTGCTCCAAATCCATTACCATCTTCAGGAATAAATTGTACGTTTGGAATCTTTGTGTAACCTGAACCAGGATTTGTTATCTGTATACTTGATACTCTCAAAGATGATGAATTGACTCTTGAACTTGATGTGGATGTGATTGCAACTGCAGTTGCTTGAGTTCCACTATCAGGTGGTTCTATTATTACTGTAGGGGCATTTGTATAACCAGCTCCACCTGTTATCAAATCAACTTTGTATATACCACCATTACCTATGGTTGCTGTCGCTGTTGCCCTTGTACCTGCATCACCTAGTATCATCGTTACTGTATAACCTTCGTCATCAAAATCGTCATCAATAGCAGTGACACCAGTGTCTATGATCTCATCTTCAAACTCGAATGGTTCACAGGTTAGTTCGTATGTATATCTTTCACGTAGTTGATAAAAATTCTCAATATCATTTACGTACTTGATTTCAAATATTATATCTCTAAGAGGGAAATACATAAGATCCCCCTCATTAGGTCTTGACTGCGATAATAGAGGTGCAATACCTTGATCATATCTCTCTATTGAGATAATAATCTTCATCTCTGCTGTTGATCTTACACCAAACTTTGTAAGTAAATTATATCCAGAGTCGAATCCTTCATATGATGATATGTAACCTTCAAGTGGAAATGATTTTTCAAACTTAGAACTTGTTATTTCTTTCATCACCTCTTTCTGATTAATCAAAGTTCGAGGCATGTATATAAACTCAATACCATGCATTTGGATTTGCTCTTTGGCAAGATCTCTCAGCAGGTCTTGCTCACCTTTACTACCCTGTAAAAAGAATGGATTTAGTGCCATTAGCCAATCATATCCATAACTGGTAATTCAAATTCATTTGCCATCTTATCTTCTAGTGCTTGTAATTCTGCTACGCCATCATCATATATCTGTCTACCATTTAGTTCAACACCACCTGGCAATTTCACACCCTGAAACTTTATAAGATTTTGACCCCATTGTTTCTTCAACAGTGCTGTAAAATACTTCTTGACCCAACGATCATTATAGACCTTTGGATAATCATTAGGATCTAATACTCTATAACACTCTATGATAAGAAAATCATCTTCCTTCATACTACTGTAATCCGAATCAATATACAATCTATTTTGTCTTCTATTGAATCTTATCTGCTTGTCTGGATGTAATATAAAGTCTATGTCCTCAAGATATCTTTTAGTCTGTGTGTAACTCAACAATTCCATGGAACTGAAGTAGTATATTTCGTTCAAGAATAACTGATATGTTATGTTGAACATATTAGATGCTATAGCACGACTATCAACCTTCCATACTTTCTCAATACCTATTACAGAATCTGGTATTTGTATAAAGTTCTGTGTCTCTTCAAATGAATGTATAGTAGATCCAATACCTGTAATGTTTACACTGGGAGATGTGGTTGTAGTAATACCAGTTGATGTTTCTTTACCCTCTACACTGGTTGCTTGTATAGTGTCTGTAAAATTCTTTGTTATCTTATGCTTTAGGTACATCTTCTCAACACCATCCATGTGACGGTCTTGATAGAAGATAATAGTATCATCAAGTAAGTCTTCTGCTTGCTCTTCTGCAACATTTATCTCAAGAACGGGAGCACCTAACTGTCTCTTACCGTATTCTATGAGTCCTTGTCTAGTGTTTGGTTGTGCCATATCGTTATTTAGGATCGTCTGATAACAACATCTACATGATCACCTGCAGTTAGACCTGCACCATCAGTCATAGTTACTGATGGACTTCCAATAGTATAATCTTCTGTTTGGTTGAGTATCACACCATTATGAAATACTTGCATATTACTTGCAGATATGTCAGTAGATGTTGGTGTAAAACTTGTTTGTCCAGAAGTTACTGTAAAAGAATCCTCTGCATTGTCACAGGTTATTTCTATATGATCACCAGCATCAGCAGCATCGACTAATGTAACTGGTGATGCAACACCAAAGTCTGTGCCATTTCTTAATTTGACTCCGTTGACGTATACTTTGAAATTCTTTTGTGATGTTAAACTTCCTGACAGTGCAAATAGAGTTTGACCTTGTGTAGCAGTAAAATATTCCTCTTCAAATGTGTGACCAAAATATACTACAGTTCTTACTTCATCATTTAGATTTACACCAGTATCAAAAGTTATCGTACTATTACCAGATGATACAAAGTCTCTTGTTGATGCACCTGCACCACCTGGTCTCATCTTCAGACCATTCAGGAACACCTGATGACTAAATGTGTCAGTGCCATCATTGTGTGGGTGAGGTGTGCTGAATACAGTTTGACCTGCTGTTGCTGTTGATATACCTGCAGAGATTGTTGTTGCAGCACCTGTGGCACCACCACCACCTGACAGAGTTTTGAACGAGAGATTTCCCGACCCATCCGTGACCATAGCCTGATCTTCCGACCCGTCGCTCGTAGGAAAACGGAATCCAGATATGGTCGATACACCAGTTGAAAATATATTTGCATTTACAGAAGTTGCTTGGAAATTACCCGAAAATGTAGATACACCTGTAAAAGTTGAGTGATTGAATGTTGATTGACCTTCAACAACTAACGTTTGTGATAGAACATTTTCTGTAGAGAGTCCAACTTCTCTTACTGTTGTTCCGACTCCAACACCTGCTTGACCTGCTGCAATAAAGACTTTACCGTCTACTGTATTGATTGCAAATTCCCCTAAGTCCAGTGTATTAGGGTAGTGTGGTACCTTTCCAGCGACACTAGATCGCTTTATTTTAATTTTTGGATTTGCCATATGGTATATACCTAAACTGACTGTATATACAGTCCAGATTATTTATGTTATAATTAGATAAAGGTACTGATTATGATGAACAAAACGCTTGTCGTGCTCACGGGACCTCAAGGTTCGGGCAACCACCTTTGGTCTAAAATTTTTTCACTTCACCAAGACGTTTTTGGTTGGAAGAGTCTTCTTGATAACTATTGGGAAGCTCACCGTTTTTCAGAGCCCTTTGCCGAGTATTGGAGAGATCCATCTTCTTTGCATAAATTTGACTGGTCGCAAAGTCAATATTTTTTTACTTCAATAAGTATCCCACTTGGCATAGAAAATAAAGGGACTAAATGGTGTCCAAACGTCGAGCAGTTTTGCTCAAATGCACAAGACTTGGGTATCAATACCAAAGTCATAGTCATCGGTAGGGATCAGACCATTCTTCATAATCAACAATCTAGAATACGAGAAGAATCTACCACAAGACATTTCCTAGATCAACTTCCTAAATTCAACAATCCAACATTCCTTAGTTACGAACTGTTATATTTGTACAAATCAGAATATTTAAAGTCACTAGACATAGGAATACCAATAGCATGGTATGATGAGAGAGTAAATGAGATATTAGAACATGATGCGAATTCAAAGTATATCGGATATGTCAAAGAGTCTCCTCTTGATGATGGTAATAAGACTGGAGTTCCCTTTCCATGGAACCCGAATACACCATCTACGCCCATTCTAAAAGACACTGACCATGCCTATGATGAAGGTTCTAAACGATGCTGTTAGGGTTTGGAAGTATGCACTTGGATCGTTCTCAGATGAAAAAACCAAAGAAGTTGACAATGCTGTTGTTCTGGTTCGATCTGTTATCTTTCTCACTTATCTTATCACTAATTGCTTTATTATTAGCGGAGTAATCCGACACTGGAATGCCAATGAAAAAACTATTGATTGTGACAGGACCTCAGGGATCTGGGAATCACCTGTTCGCCAGACTGTTCTCAGCACACCCCAACGTCAAAGGGTGGGAGAGTCTGCATGATAAGTATTGGGTACCCAGTGATGAAGAACCTTTTGCAAGATACTGGGTGTATCCTGAGGAACTAAAGAAAGAATTTTTTGAAGATGGAGAATACTTCTGTGCTAATGTTAGTGTACCATTCTTCTATGATGGTGTAAGACAGACACCTAAGATAAAAGAAGTTGCAA